GGTCTGTGCGGTTGCGTTGAGCAGGTTGGCACTTGCGAGGTTTGAATTTGTTGCGAAAATTGACAAACCATTGAGGGTTGCGACATTCTCGGTCAAAACGTTGGCCGTGACGATGTTCGCCGTGGTCCCGAATATCGAAGTGCCGTTGAGGGTCAGAACGTTACCCGTGGTGATGTTGGCCGTCGCGAGGTTTGCAACGGTTCCAAATATAGATGCGCCGTTGAGGGTCTGAATGTTTGCGGTGCTCACAAAGAGAGAGAAGGCGTTCAGTGTCAAGACATTATCAGTCACTACATTCAAAGACAGGACGTTGGCTACGGCCCCAAAGATGGACGCGGCATTAAGAGTCTGGACGTTCGCAACACTTGCAAACACAGAAGCGCCATTGAGGGTCTGGATGTTGGCCACGGTTCCAAACAAAGAGACTGCGTTGGCCAGTATCAAGTTTGACGACGTCAAGTTGGCACTCAAAAGGTTTGAATTTGTTCCGAAAATTGAGGCGCCGTTCAGGGTCAGAATATTACCCGTGGTAATATTCGCCTCCAGAAGGTTTGAATTCGTTCCAAAAATTGAAAAGGCGTTTAGAGTTCCGACGTTTCCAGACACCACGTTCGCGCTCAAAAGGTTTGAATTCGTCCCGAAAATTGAAACGGCGTTCAGGGTTCCGACGTTTCCAGACACCACGTTCGCACTCAAAAGGTTTGAATTCGTCCCGAAAATTGAAACGGCGTTCAGGGTTCCAACATTACCCGTCACCACATTCGCGCTCAGAAGGTTTGAATTCGTCCCGAAAATTGAAACGACGTTCAGAGTTCCAACATCACCCGTCACCACGTTCGCGCTCAGAAGGTTTGAATTCGTCCCGAAAATTGAGGCCCCATTCAAGGTTAGAACATTTTCAGTAAGGACGTTCAGAGTTGCCACGTTGGCGACGGTCCCGAAGATGGACACGCCGTTCAAAGTCTGGATATTGGCCACGGTCAAATTGGCGCTTAAAAGGTTTGAATTTGTAGCTAAAATTGAGGCTGTGTTCAGGGTCCCTACATTCGCAGTCACCAAATTGGAGCTGACGAGATTGGCCTGGCCGCTGACGGTCAGGTTGGATGTGACGTTCACGAAAGGAATGAGCAGAGTGTCGAAGAACATGGTGACGTTGCCCGGGACGGCATTCATGGCACCCGAGACGACAAACTGGGTCGAGACGTTGAGGGTCGCCACATTCTCTGTACTCGTCACTACGAGGTTTGTGGCGTTGGCCGTGACCAGATTAGCCACTGTCAAATTGGCCGAGGCTATATTCCCAGTTGTAATGTTAGCGCTGACGAGGTTGGCCTGTGTTTGGACCCTGAGATTGGTGACGTTGGCCGTAATGAGGTTTGCGGTGACCACGTTCGCAACAGTCAAATTGGCAGAGGCTACGTTCGCCGTCGTGATGTTGGCGCTCACGATGTTGGCCAGGGTCTGGACCCTGAGATTGGTGACGTTGGCCGTGATCAGGTTCGCCGTGAGAATATTCGCCACAGTCAAATTTGCCGATGTTACATTCGCCGTGAGAAGGTTGGCCGACACGGCGTTGATGCGTACAGGGACGACGAGGGTCGCTATGTTTGCCGAGACCAAATTGAGTGTCGAAACGTTCAGGGTCCCTATGTTGGCCGTACCGAGTACATAAAGGTTCGAACCTGTAGGGGGATTTGAAATTGTGCCGATACTGACGCCGTTTCCGAAGGCGACGTTGGCGTCTATGCTCGTCCATTGGCTCAGCGGGGGCAACGAGATGTTCGAGGCGCTCGTGAGGCGGCCATACTGGTCGACCGTAAGCTGTGGAATATTGGAAGCCGACCCGTAACCTCCAGCGGTCACACCAGACACTGGCAAATTTGTATCCTGAATTGTGTTTGTGAAAAATATGTTAGTTGTCGTGACAGAATTGGACACGTAGGCGTTACCTGTGACCGTAAGGGTCGCGGTTGGTACCGTCACGGCTCCTATACCCACTGAATTCGCGTAATAAATTGTGTTGCCCACAGCCGAAGTCCATTGTGAAGCGGTGATTGCCACGTTAGAGGCCCCAGTGACCCGGCCGTACTGGTCGACGGTCACACTGGACACGTTAGCCCCTGAACCGTACAAACCGGCCGTGACCCCACTCGTGGGTAAGACGGTCAGGGGAACGGTGCCCGTCAGGTTGGACGAATTAAGGTTTGAAATTCCAGAACCGTTTGAGGCGACGAGCAACCCGTTAACAGTCAAACCTGTTAACTGCCCCACGGATGTGATGTTCGGTTGGGCCGCTTGTACGACAGAGTTGGCGGTGGCTACAGTTTCACTTATTGCGTTGGCGTGGATACCGAAAAGGCCCTGGCCGTCGCCAGTTATTGTACCGGCGGACAATGATCCTATAATCGACAGGCTCGTGAGGGTCCCCACGGACGTGATATTTGGTTGGGCCGCGTTGATGACCGAGCCAGCGGTGTTCGCGTAGTTGACGGTCCCCGTGAGGTTCGCCACCTGTACGTTTGTTAGAGCGTTCCCACCGCCGATGAAAAATGAGGCTGTCAAATTTCCAGTAGAATATAGACCCGTAAGGGTCCCGAGGCTTGTGATGTTGGGTTGAGCCGCAACGATCACTGACCCCGCAGTGTTTGCGTAGTTGATCGTGCCCACGAGGTTCGAAGCTTGGAGGTTGCTGAGGGTGTTGGCCCCACCTATAAAGAAAGGTGCCGAGACGTTACCAGTTGAATAAAGACCAGTGAGGGTACCTACACTGGTTATATTAGGTTGCGAAGCCTGGGTGACGTATTGCGACGTAGGGACGGTGGAAACGTTCGCGCCATTTATGTTTGAAATTCCAGAACCGTTCGAGGCAACGAGCAATCCTTGGATTGTGAGCCCTGTTAAAGTACCTACACTGGTGATGTTGGGTTGGGAAGGGCTGGTGACGCTCATGGCCACGTTGGCCGCAGCAACGTTGCCCACGATGTTGGCCGAATTAAGGTTTGAAATTCCAGAACCGTTCGAGGCGACGAGTAATCCCGAGACTGTGAGCCCTGTTAAAGTGCCTACACTCGTGATGTTTGTCTGCGCGGGGTTTGTAACCACCCCAGCCACGTTGGCCGCAGCAACGTTACCGACCAGGCTGGCCGAATTAAGGTTTGAAATTCCAGAACCGTTTGAGACGACCAAGAGTCCCTGGATATTTAGTCCGGTGAGAGTTCCCAGTGACGTCACGTTGGGTTGGGAAGGGTTGGTGACGCTCATGGCCACGTTGGCCGATGCCACATTTCCTATCAAATTTGACGCGTTCAGGTTCGAGAGACCTGAAGCGTTTCCAATGTACAGACTGGCCCGGACGGAATTTAGGTTTGAAATTCCCCAAACGTTCAGGGTGGCCGAGCCGTACACGACGGCCGAGTTGACGTACAAAGTGTCCGAGATGTTGGCCGACCCAAAAACGTACAGGTTGGAACCCACAGGTGGCGCGCTCAGAGTTCCTATGGACACCCCGTTCTGATATGCCAAGTTCCCAGCCACAGAAGTCCACTGGGAAGAGAGGATCGAGACGTTCGAAGCGTTTGAAACCCTACCGTACTGGTCGACGGTAACCTGTGCGACATTGGCAAACGAGCCGTAGGTCCCGGCGACAACACCACTCGGAGGCAAATTCGTATTTGAAATTGTTCCAGTGAGGTTCGAGGCGTTCAAAGACGAGAGACCCGACCCGTTCCCGTAAAAAGATGTTCCCCAGATACTGGCACCGTTGATTGGTCCAGCGACGTTCAGAGCCGAGTAACTGATGTTAGAGATGATACTCCCGGCTACGTATAAGTTTCCTGTAAAAGTTCCGTCCACGCTGATGACGTTACCGGCGATGACGTTCCCTGTTGTATCCAGGACGTTTGAGGCGATTATGACATTCGCAGGGGGGCAAGGCGGGATAGCCACTGCCCTGGGGCCCCCATTCGCGATGCTGTCACACATCGTCTATCTGTTTTTTACTGATATAATAATCAAAAGGCCTGCGAGAGCCACGCCGCCCACTATGAGCAGCTTGGTCTGATCTCCGTTATTCCACGGTACGGGCGGAGGGAGGCTTACGGGTCGCGCGGGGTCCATAGGAACCTGGACCGTTTTGAATTTTAGTAGAAACATGTTGTGACCGGCTACAAGCAAGTTTCCGTTGTTCGGTTGACGCCACGTCACAGTCAGGCGGTCAAGTTTGTCTATACGCGCAGGGTACTGGGTCGTGATGCGATAATTTGCGTTGTAGAATTCTGCGTTGCCAGTAATTTTGATGGGAATTGTGGCGAAAGAGCCGTTGAAGGCGTTGGCCGTAGGGACGAGTATTTGCGATGCGCTGCTGCTCAGAGCCGAGGCTGTGAGGTGGTTGGGTGTGCGCAGCTCGGCAATGTCAAGAGCCACGAATTGGGACACCGCCAAGTCGGGCAGCTGGGCCGAAACCAACTCAACCTCTGAGATGTTCAAGATTGGGGTGGTCAGGTGAAGCACGTAACTGTTTGAATCGGGCCAGAGGGTCTGGTTCCGATTATCGGAGTCCACATAGACTATGTACTCCATTTTCTAATATGAGACTTAGACAATTTGTCCGCCGTACTGGCACACGTTTGGCTTTGCGCACGTGAAGCGGAAGGTCAGGAACGTGTGGCCACTTGGATCAGCAAGTAATTCACCATTTGCTTTGAAAATTTTAATAGTCAATGTCTTGAGCTGTCTGATGGGCTCGATGAAAGCCACGTCGGTTGGGAAGCCCGTCCCGGACACGGTGAAGATTGTGCGCTCGTTGACCTGTTCGGCCGGAATGACCGCCAGGGCCGTCTTGAGGTACTGGAGGTTGGGTATAGGGGCGCTAAGGGAACCCTGAGTCGAGATGGTTCCGGCTGTGCTCATATCAAACTGGAGATCCGCACGGTCGTTAAACTTTGACACGAGCTCGTCAACGTACACACACAAGGTGGTTACAGTACTCGCGTTTGCGGAGATGCTGGCCATCAGGAGCTCTGCTTTTACTACGTTCCTCAGGGGGATATTGAGGTACGAAGTAAAATCCACGTTCGAACCTGTAGTATTCACAGTGTCGACGCGAACAGTGTACACTTCTGTGTCACACATTTAATTTAGGTTTAGATTTTAAACCCGAAGGGTTTGGGTCCGAGCGAAGCTCGCCTTTTAGAGACCGCTGGGGATCGCAAGGGTGAGTGCCTTCGGCACTCTCTTGGTCTCTAAGTCCGCTCCAGCAGCGACCCACCGATGCCACCATCGATCGAAAAGTCACGAATCTGCTCGCGGACCATGTCGCCGTCACCGCACAGGCCACCTGGGGTCAGACCACGGGTGTAGTACGAGGCCTTCTCGGCGGGGCCTGGGGTGCACTCCAGGCTCGATGGGATCTCGGTCAGGCTCGTTGGGCCGGACGAGGCGGCGGCGCCTGCGGAGGTGACCAGAGGAGCGGGCTCGTAGGTGGAGCCGCGGCCCTGGACCAGCATGACCAGGATAGCCACGAGCAGACCGATGATCACAGCCTGGGTAAGGAGTTTGCCAATCTTGATTGCCATTTTATATTTGTTAATATTTTTTTAGTGCGTTAAAGCTTTCAAGTTCCTTTCTAAAAAGGTTTCAGAATGGACGTGCCACCTATGGACCTGGACGATAACGAGCGCGAGCTGCTTGACGAAATCTCCATCGAGGTTCCTAAAAAGACAATCCCAGTGCGCCCCAAGCCTGCGCCCCGGCCAAGCCCTTTTACAAAGAGAGCCCCGGGACCAGTAGCGCCTCCTGTTGATGACATGGCCGGTATGGATATGTTTATGAACCCTGGGAAGCGGACCGCGCCTCCCCCTCCGGCTCCTGAGGAGTTTGACGGGGGCGAGGAGGAGATGGACGAGGGTTTCGGACCCGAGGGAGCTCCCCAGGGCTTTCAGGGCGGCGGTGGTGACCAGACGCCTTCCGATGGCTACAAGACGATCGAGGACGAGAAGGCTGATTTACTGAACAAAATTACTCGGCTGATCAAGAAGGGTATCCAGTCAAGTGCCCGTCTGACCATTTACTCGGATATCGATGAGATTCGCACAGAGTACAAGCGGATGACTTATTCCATCGAGGTTGAGCGGTCTATCAAGTTTCAGCGGCGTATGCTGGTGGCTTGCGTGACGGGCCTGGAGTTCCTGAACGACAAGTTCGACCCATTCGACCTGGAGCTTAACGGATGGTCCCAGAACACTATGGAGAATGTCGAGGACTATGACGGGGTGTTCGAGGAGCTGTACAACAAGTACAAGACGAAGGTTCAGGTGGCACCAGAGGTGAAGCTGATTATGATGGTTGGCGGGTCGGCTATGATGTTCCACCTGACGAACAGCATGTTCAAGGCGGCTGTGCCGAACGTGACCCAGGTGATGAAGCAGAACCCTGGGCTGATGCAGAACATGGTGGATGCCGTTTCACGTGCACAGCCCAATGGAGCAGGTCCAGCGGCCGGTGAGCCTCCTGCGGGCGGTCTGCGTCGAGAGATGCGTGGACCTGGAATGGACTTTGGGAGCCTGATGAATATGATGGGACCTCCACAGCCCCAGATGACGCGGCCACCACGCGATGAGACTGCCGATGACGTGTCTGATATCGTGAGCGTCGACAACGGCGACCCAGACACGAAGGACGTGCCAGTCAAGGGCGGCAAGGGTCGTGGTCGGCCGAAGAAGAGGGAAGTGTCCCTTTGAGGTGAGAGCTCCGTAGGAGCTCTGGTTTAAAGTACTGCGCCGCGGCTAAAAAACTTCTAAACAATAAGTAATGGCGGTGGCCTATGCGCCATTCGATGAAAACGAAAGGCCCCAAGCCGTCAGGCTCCTAAATAAAGAAACTGTTTTACCCGTTTCGGACAATACAGAGTGTAATTACGTCCTCATGGGCTTTATTGTGGGTGTATTTTTAATCGGTCTCGTGGATTCCATGCGGTCAAAATAGACACTTGCCCTTTCCAAAAACCTCTGGAGGTTTAGTGTCCGCCTCGGCATTAGCTGCGCTAATGACCTCAAACCCCCCTTCCCTATAAACCTTCAAGCGT